CTACACCAGCAGCAGGGCAAACAACGACATTCTGTATTGTTGTTATTCCGTTAGCAGCAGCAGTAAGAGTTATAGTATCTGTTGCAGCGGTTAAAGCAAGTCCCGGAAGAGAAAGTAATTTAAACTCTCCAGCAAACTCAGTTGCATTTGTGCCTGGATTTGTAATTTCAGCCATTTTATTCTCCTTATATTTTTAATAACTTACAAGTGCAGCTTTTTAAGCCACACTTGTAAGTCGTTTATTATCAACTAGTTACACCAAAGCTGTTGCGCTCGTATCTACTGCAACACATCCATAATCGATAGAATTAAAAGTCAACTTCTGAATTCCACCAATCATACCTGTTGCATAACCAACTTTATTTTTGTAATCAAATGATTCTTCAACCATTTTCATAGAAGAATCACTATGAGCGATTACAGCTGCTTGCTGTCCACATAACAATGCTCTGAAACAATCAGCACTAATATCAGTACCGGCTCCTGCTGCATTGAAATTGTTACCAGCTACTGAGATGTCAAGAAAAGGCACATACTCATGTTCGAAAAGAATAACATTGTCCCAAACGCCTAATGCGCCTGTGAAAATACTATTTGAACTTCCACGAACACCGGCTTCACGTTGAGCTTGTGCAAATGTAGCGTTATTCTTTAAATCAAATGCTTGCCAAGGGTGAATAAACATTACATAATGCTCACGACCATCAACCATTAAAGGATTAACTTTAGGCATTCCGCCTGCTTGTTTCTGTGACGCTTTATACTTAGCACGAGAAATTAAATCAGGTGAAAGTATATCAGTAGAAGCTAAAGAGTCAGCACCGTTTGTATAATCAGCACAAAGGTAGCGATCTCCAAAACCTGCCGCTGTATCAGCTGTAGGTACTTGAGCAGGTGCATTTGACCATGCAGCAAGTCCACCAACAACATTACCAGCAACATCAGTTAAAGTTGTGTTATTAACTCCACCCATCTTCAAGAAAAATTGACGAGTTTCAAGTTCAGATAACCAAATTGCTAACTTGTTTGTTGCATCCAGACGCATGTTATAAGTATTTTTCTGTTCATCTAATTTACCTGTAAGACGTACACCATTTCTTACTTGGTCAATAAGAACAGAATCACTATATGCAACAATTGCTTCTTCATTACCTTCAAGTTCTCTATCTCCAGTAACACCGTCTCCAGATAACTTTGCAGTTAAAGGAATAGTAATAGTGTCACCTTTTGATTTCTTTAAATCATTTTGTGCCTGAATAATGTTGTTTTCGCCTTCACCAATGAACTTGGAAAGAAAACTCATATCAGACTTATTTTTCATTAATACTTTTTTCCAGATTTCGGGCCTAAGGGCATCGATGCTCACAGAATTTGCCATGTTAATCTCCTATTTTATGGGTCTATACCCATTAAGATTCGTTTTTTAGTTGTTTCTTTTAATTTATTCCACTTCTGAGGTGATAAATTCTCCGCTTGAGCTACTGTCAGCTCACTTTCACTAATAATTCTCTTTCCACTTGCTCCACTAACCGAAGCACTACTAACTTTCTTCTTAGAGTTATTTAAAGCTCTATCAACTTTCTTCTTACCTTCAGGGTCAACCTGATTAACAACCTCATTAAACTTTGGACTCAGTCTTGCAATATTAACAACCTGTTCCACTAACATATTCTCATCTATAAAATCATTGGTAAAAGCATCGTCAATAATCTTTTGATAGGTCCCATATTTATCTCCAGCCATAATTTCTTTTGCTAGCTGTGTAATGCCTTCGAAATTATCATACTTCGCACTTCCAATCTTCTCTGCAAACTGTGATTTCGTCGATATCTTGTTCTGTAATGATTTTGTTTCTGCCTCGCTGTTATCAACCTCTTCTACCTTTACTTCTTCATCTAATGCGGCTTGTAAAGATTCAATTGTTAAAGAATCAGGGTCTTTAAGCAGTTCCTTGATCGCATCTAACTTCTTACTAGAAACTCCAATATCAGGAATTGTACTCTTATCAAATATTTCAAACTTCCCAGAATCTGGATCTATACTAGCTAACCCTTTATCAACTAAATCTTGTTTGAAAGACTGAACTTTTTGATTTCCAGTTTTCCATTTCCAATAAAGAGCTTTTGAATTTCTATCATATTTTTCAATGAGCTTTTCATTCTCTTCTACTTGCTCGAAGGTAGGATTTTCAATTTCCTCTTCTTCTTTTACTTCTTCTTTACTTTCCCCTTCCTTGACTTCCTCTACCTCAACTCCCTCTTCCTTCTCCTTATATAACCCATGCTCCTTAGCAAGTTCTACCTCGCCATCACTTAATCCTTCTATGCTAAATTCTTGCTCGGTTGATTCTTCGACTGTTTCGTCGATTTCGATTGTGTCTGTTTCTTTGTCGTCTGACATTTGATCTCCTGTTCTTTTTGGCTTTCACCAATTTGTTTGACGTAATCCGCCACTGTGTTAACAAGGTCATATATACTCACCGTATTAGGTAAGTCAAATTTCTCTCTTAAGTAATCACAATTAACGCTATATTCAGCTAATGCTGACATTATTCACTTCCTTGAGCCTGTAGCTGTTGATAAATCTTCTTCTTCTGAGCTTCAGGTATCATTGATAAATTAATTAACGATTCAGGCGGAATCGGTACACCTTGCTGGGCCAATTCTTTAATATCCATGAAGTTAGCAAGTCGAATAGTCTCTTGATATGCTCCCTCACCAATTGAAATATCATACTTAGCTAACTCTTTATTATTCAACACACCATTTATAACCTGATCGGCTACATCGGTATCTACCGTCGTGACAAGTTGACCTGTTTCGTCTGTAATAGGTTGTCCGTTCGGGACTTCAGCATAAGTTAACATTGTCTGACGCTCTAAATCAGTAACTTCCTCGTCTTGTCCTTCTTCCATCTTAGCTAACCCACGTTCTAAGATAACATTCACAGGAGTAACAAAGTTGTCGTAAATAAAAGCACTTCCTAAGATCTTCTTAGCGGTCTCTAAAGTGAAAATATCAGGCATCTGCGAAATCATAAAACGCCCTGTAAGCTCTTTAGTGATACCAAAGTTATCTAACATCTCTTGGATCATTACTAATCCTTGACGTTGTTTCAAAAGAATGGCACGCCCAGACTGAGACTGAGAGTCGTTGGCAAGAAGGTCCGGATTTACGCCAGATGCTTCTTTTAAGTCTTGTGCGTTCTCTGCTGCGAGTTGGGCGTGGCCTTGAGACAACGGCATCGGGACGATACGTTGTATAGGTGGTGAATTCTGTCTACGCTTGATGACAACACCCGGGGAAGATCCAGAATTCTTTAGTTTAGCTTCTTCTTCAGGACTTAACTGTCCTTCTTCAATATCAAAACCAGAGTTAGCGGAAGAGTTAATATGTCTAAGCTCTTGCGTTCTTCTCTTGTTATATTCTAAATTTAAATCTTTAATCCCTCTAACAACACCTTGGATAGTTAAAGATAAATCACCTAAGTCTTCTGTAACTAGTTCAGCGAAATAAGGGAAGATTGGATAGTTTCTATAGAGTGGGTATGACCATGAAATTCCGTTGTATAATAAAGTTTGTCCAACAGCTTGCGTTAACATAATTACAGGAACGTTGCGCTCAATGATTATCCCACCAAACTGAGAGTTAAACTCTTCGGCTGTTTCTAATTTCTCAAACTCTTGTATGTCGCCTGTCTTTTCAATTAAAACAAAATATCTTTTTTGATACTCACGATAGTAATAATCAATCAGATCGTAAATCTCATCTCTAGTTTCAATGTCTTCATTATCAACCGTTCGGGCACTAGTCAAGTCAGGATAATCTTGGTGCTGTATATGTGGAGAAGAATTATCAACATCACTATCAAGATTTAACTTACCGTCGTTAATGTTGTCAATCTTTACTTTCTCGTCGGGAAACAGGTTGTGTAAGTCATCTTTACTTAGATCACCTGTAACTTTAATAATAAACTTTGAATCACTTAAATCATATTCTTTAAAATGA